TCTTGCTTCTAGTCTTAAGTGGGCTGGTGAAGATCTTAAGAACTCTATTGACTATTACTTGAAGTCTTTAGGTCAAGAAGCTGTAGAGAAGAGTGTTAATGATGCTCTTACTGGTTCAGTTCAAACATTGACTGATGAGTTGAAAGAAGCACAAGAAGAGATTACTCTTCTAGATCAGCAAAACATTGAGCTTAACTACCAAATCAGAGTTGCTCTTGTAGACGAAATCCTTTCTTTTAAAGACCTTGCTGAAGATTCAGAAGACGAAGAAAGAAAGCGTTTATCTAAATTTACTTACGATGCATTGAAGGAAGTAGCATCTGAGTTAAGAAAAAGCTCAACAAAATCTGATAGTGTAGTTATTAACAATAAAGAAGTAAAAACAGTAAAAGACCCCACACTGACTGACGAACTTGGCGATGAAACAGTTGTTAACAAATTTGAAGATGAATCAACTAAGAAACCAATGAGTCCGAACCAGTTAGCTCAAGCTTTAGCGGCTTATTTTAGAAGTAACAGATAACAAAACAAAGTATAATTAATACGGAGGTTTAATCCAATGGCTGGAATGAATTATTTTGCAAATCATGTAGGTGCTCCTCAGATTCTTCAAGGAACACCAAACTATAACGTAGAGCTTGGTGAAGGTATCAACCCTCCTGGGGACTTCTACCCTGCTTTTTACCTACAAACTGTAGTTTCTGAAAACAGAATTGGTGGATCTTACTACGTTCTTATGCCTGGTAAAGTCATCGCTTTTGACTCTGCTAGACGTTTAATCGGAGCTGGTCTTGCTAAAGACTTTTTAGCAAACGCTGGTAACTCTGGAGCAAACGGAACAATCGCTTATGGCGACAATGATACAACTGCTGGTATGACTAACGCAGCTGGTGGATTGATCACTAGTGGAGCTAAAGTTGCTGCAGCAATGTACACAGCTGGTCTTTCTGTAACTGACCCTATTGGTATCATGAGATACTCTGCACTTATGGCTCCAGGTACTGATCCTTCTGATCCTTCAACCTTCTGGCGTCATCAGTATGACACAGGTGGAGCAAGAGCTTTCTCTCGTTGGGCTTATATTCAGGTTCCTATTGTTGAGACTAACGTTCGTGAAGAAGCTATTGTAAAGGATTCAAGAGATTACAGAATCGCTCTTTACCCTGACACAGCTGGTGTTACTTTCTATGTTGCTGGTGTTGCTGCTACTGGTATGGTTCAGGTAGCTAACATGAGTAAACTAACAATGCTTACTGGTGCTGCTGCTTCTGGAACACCAACTCAGTATTGTGTAACTGGAAGAACTTACTTCTTCAACACTGTAGCTCCTACTAGCTTCTCAGTTAGATATACACCTAAGCTTGATCTACCTTTCTGTTCTCTTAAATCTGCTGGTGCAACTGGTGTTATCACCTCTGCAAACGAGTGGGGAATGGCTAAGTATATCGGTAAGACAGTATCTTATGACACCGACTCTAACTTCATACTTTCTTCTGGTGGTGACAATCTTATCGGACGTATTCTTGATGTTAAAGAAGGTTCAAGTAAAGATCTAGCTCTAGTAAGAACTTACTACAGAGATATGGGTCTATGGCAAGAGCAACCAGGTTCTGCAACTGATGGACGTAACGCAATTCTTTCTATTGCTAACGCTCCTAGATACATTGCTAGAATCGCAGTTCAATTTAACATCCCGATGTTCACCTAAGAAATAAAAAATAATTAACAAGAAGGGGTTGGAGAACCCAACCCCTTACTAATATGGAGGCAAGCTTTACAATGGAAAATAACTCATTTGAACAAAGATTACTTGGCTTTTTCAAAAAAGCTAAACTTGAAGATGAAGCTACTACATCGCTTAAAATTCAGGACGTACTTGAAAGAGAAGACCTTTCTCGTCTTGTTCCTGTAGCGATCAGTGAAATCGTTAAAGAGGCTGCTGAACCTCTTTTGATTACTAACCAACTCTTCACTACTATTAATCAGAAAGAAGGTATTTATATTCAGCTTCCTGCTGAAGGCGCAATGGAAATGGTTGACGAAATTGCTCCTGGTGCAGAATATCCAGTTGAAGAAATCACAGTCGGTGGAGGAAACGAGATTCGTATCGACATCCGTAAATTCGGTATTAAGCTTAACCTTACCGAAGAAATGGTTGATCAGTCTCAGTGGGACGTCATCGGTCAGTGGTTAAAGCAAGCTGGACGTGCATTTGCTCGTAGAAAGAATCGTTATGCATTTGCGATGATGAACAAAACTTCTATGACTCTTGTAGACAACGCTAACCCATCTGCTTCTGTTCTAGGTCGTGCTCTTTCTGGTAAGGCTTATGACGGTTCGCTTAACGGTTCGTTCGCTTCCGAAGACTTCTTCGACATCTATGCAGCTATGCTACAAGAAGGTTTTGCACCTAACTTAATCGTTATGCATCCACTTTCATGGGCAATCTGGGCAAAAGACCCATTCTTAAAAGTATTCGCTTGGACTAACGGTGGCGGACCTCTTATGGGTGGATATGACGTACAGGGTGTGAAGCGTGATGAATTCTTCAACAGCCTTGGTATGAGTTCTGGTGGAGCAAGACCAGGCGAGCACGTTCCGCCTGACTTCAAAGGTATGCCAATTCTACCTTCTTACTTACAGATTCCTTTCAAGGTTCTTGTAAGCCCACAGGTTCCTTATAACCCAGTTACTAAATTAACTGACATCTACTTCATTGATAACCAGAACGCTGGTGCTTTCATCAATGCTGAGGGTATCAATCACTATCAGTGGAATGATCCTGAGAGAGATATCCACTCTATCAAACTTCGTGAAAAATATGCTCTTGCTATTCTTAACGAGGGACGTGGAGTTGGTGTTGTTAAAAACGTTAAAGTAACTCCTAACCGTGTAGCAGACTTCGGTGTAACTAATGTTCAGCTTGATGCATCGGCTGTAGCAGACAAACTACCTGAGACAATGGGATCAGCACCTATTTCAGCAGCAATCTTGAATAGTACTTCTCCTTACCAAACTGGTCTGTAATATAAACTAGGAAATGTAATGTAGTCAATAGCCAGTGAGCAATCACTGGCTATTACTTTTTGGTTAATAACATGAAAGAAGTTTTCTAATTTAAGAGGTGACCACATGGCGCTTAGTATCGTAGCACTCTCTCCATCAAACGGGAATAACTCCGTACCAATAGATTCAACAATTTCAATTGAACTAACAGACTTTGTAGACCCATTCACTGTACCAAATGGTGTGAGTATTTATGTAGCATCTAAGGCAATATGGGATAATCCAGTGCTAGCTGAATTAGATACAAAATATTCAGAAGTTTTAGATATAGGAGAAGCTAATACTTATTTCCCTTTTAAATTTCAGATCGACGGAAAGATTATAACTATAACACCAGAGATATCTCTTCTTCCAGATATGAATTATTTTATTGATATCCTTCCAGGAAATGATGCTACTCGTTATCTATCAACTAAAACAGTTGGAGTTCCGATTGTTGTTAATGCAGCAAGTGGGACTATTGATTTCACAGGAGCATATACTGGCTCGAACAATGAGACATTCGAATTGACATTTAGTTCATCAGATGGTATTAGTACTGACACAGTTGATGTTTCAAAAGGAATAAGAATAGTTGGTAGCTTTAAGTTTGTTAGCGGGACAGAGCTTAATATTGGAGAGTTGAAGTTTATACTACGTGGGACTTGGGACATAGGTGATTCTGTTTCTATACCAGTGTTTAAAGCTGTTGGTCTAACTAACATTTACAGAGTTGAGTTTATTACATCTAAGTACACTACAACAACTCCTAGGTCTAATAAGATACAGTTTGTGTCTGATTCACCAGATGCTTTCCGTGTGGTATCATCTTTCCCAGAAAATATGTCGATGTGTAACACATTATGCAACCCAATAGTTCTTAAGTTCAATAAGACTTTAGATCCAACACAGAATATTTCTGACCTTATAAGCATAAAAAGAACATCCTTTGATACTGGCGAAACAAAGAACATTACTAAATATTTCAAGATAGATAACGACACTGTAAAGATTTATATGATCTCTACAGCAAGAAGAGTATAATATGGCTGATGAAATAACTGACTTTTTTGAACTATATATAACCCCTAAAGGGAATAACTCTGGAGATTTAGGTAAAGCTCTAAATGATAACTTTTATCTAATTGACACATCTCTACAGAATATAAGAACTAACTACTGTGGAACAATTTTATCTGCAGCAGAAGTCCCAACTGGCGCGTTCTATTATGATGGCGAAACAGAGCTATTGTATTTTAAGAAAGAGAGTCAGTTAGTTCTAATCGGTAACTTTAGTGGATCTGGTGGTGGTGGACTAATCGGTGCCTTCGGGGCATCCGGTAATGGATCAGGTGGTGGCACGGGAGGCGGGACCGGTGGAGGAAATGCTCTTGTAGACCTTCCAACGCTAGAAAGTATACTGAAGGGTAATATTGCATCTGACTGGTTGCGTGCTGATTTGGCATCAGGAATAGCTGAAATCCCCATCACTCTATATGAGATGATTTTATTAAATGCCGAAGCTGCATCAGCAA